AAGTGCTGTTGCAGCTGGTTTAGAATTTTTAGGTCTTGAAAATTTGGCAACAATCATTGACAATTTTGGTACAGACATTACAGCTTCATTTAAAACTGCCGTAGGTGGTCTTGTTGATTTTGTAACAGGTATATTTACATTAGACTTAGAAAGAATTACAAAAGGTCTTAAAAACTTAGTAGGTGGTACAGCAGATTTCTTATTCACACTTGTGACAACACCAGTTGACGCTGCTATAGCATTTGTACAAGACATATTTAATCTAGGTGACCCCGAGAATCCATTTACTATAAGAGGTTTCTTATTTGGTGATGAAGCAACAGGTCAAGAGGGTGTAGTAACTAAAGCAGTAAATTTTGTTAAAGACTTATTTAATATGGATGGTCTAAAAGAAAAGTTTGCTAACATAAAAGCAAGTGTACTAGATTTTGGTAAGAGAGCCAAGGCAGTAGTGGCTGCTAGTGCAGCTTTTGTCAAGGCAGGTTTTCCAGGTGGTGAATCACCAACAGAGGCATACAAGAGAGTTTTTGATGAAGTTATGAACGCAGGTGGTAGTGGCGATAGTGATGTAAAAGGTGGTGAGGATATTGTAAAATCTAGTGTAACAAATGTCGAGGGCGATACAACAGAAACAACTTACAAAACTGAAACTTTAAATAGATACGGTAAAAAAGGTGAAGATGGTTCAGTTGTCTATATTGATAACTCTACTAAACAAAATAATAATACTAATAATAATAAGAATGAAACCTACACAGGTCAATTGACTACAGGTTCAGACCCTTATTATGATAGGTTTGCGTGGGGTGGTGCCTAATATTGACCAAGGTCTTTTTCGGTAATAATCTTAAACTCCATACCATTATCACTACAGTATTCACGAGCGGCAGACCATTTAGCCTGATTTTTAATATACTCAAATGATTCTCGCATATACGATTTTGTTTTCTTTTTTGGCGGCTTGGGTTTTAATGCTTGGCGATAGGGTTTTATTTCAATCATGTACTTATGATTATTCACCGTCTTTACAACAAAATCTGGAAAGTATCGGTGCCATTTCTTGTCTAGCGGGCTATAATATCTAACTGGTAATTCTTCACTTGCCCAAAATAAAATATCCTCATTAAGGTCACAGTATCGCATAAACCGTCTTTCAAGTAGTGAACGATACACTATCTGTTTGGTATTACCGACATATTTCTTGGGATTGGTGGGTTTGTATAGACCTTTGTAACTCTTTCTCATATCACTCTTATTACCTATATAAATATTACTAACTAAGGATTATTTATACATGTCATTTAAACCATTTAAACAAGTCGCAACAAATTTTGCCATGCCTCATGTCAGTAAGATTATCAATAATTTTACTAGTGCCGGCAGTCAGAAAGACGCAGGTAAAGTAGCGGCTCAATTGTCGAAGAAGTCAGGTATGGAGATACCAGATAGTCCCTCACAAAAACAAACGGCAAATCCTTTATCATTTAGTCCTGTACAATATCCACTAGACTTAGGTAGTAATGAACTTGGTCACTACATATTATTTGAATCAGGTTTCGTAGGATATAGTCCTCAGACAAGTAGTTTTAGGTCAAAGAGAGTACAAACAGGTACGACAGGACCAGCAGGCAGATATAAAACTTATAGTTATGAACCATTTGAGAAATCAAAAATTACAGCAAAAACACCAACACATTCTATATCAACCTCAGGCATTGCATTGTATATGCCAGCAAGTGTAAAGACAGCATACAATCAAACATATGATACAGAGGAAACAGGTTTAGTAGGAGATATAGAGGCAGCTGGAGCTGCAATCGCAGGTGCAGAGGGTGTGGCAAATAAAGTTGAAGCTGCATTACAAGGTGTTATAGGTGGTGTTGCCAGAAATGCAAAAACTATTTTAGGTGAATTTGTGTCACTTGCAGGTGTAGGTGACCCCGTAAGATTTGCCGCTAAAAGAGCTGGCGTTGCAGTAAATCCTAGAAGTGAGATGTTTTATAACTCACCAACACATAGAAAATTCTCATTTACATTTGATTTCTGGCCTAGAAGTAATGAGGAGGCAGTCGCAGTAGAAAAGATTATTGCCATATTTAAATACAACTCAGCACCAGGTTTTAAAGGTGGTGCTATGGGTGCTATATTTACCACACCAAACTATTGGAAGATTAGTTACATGTTTAATAGTGCAGAGAACACATCATTAAATAAAATTGGTGCTTGTTATTGTGAAGATGTAGATGTAGATTATTCACCAGACGGACAATGGACCACATTTGGTGACGGTAAACCTGTACACACTAGAATGACAGTCAACATGGTCGAAGACAGAATTATTACTAAACAAGATATTGAGCAAGGCGCATAATGAAATACTTTAATCAATTTCCAGGTATAGACTATGACCTAAAAGGTGATGGCAACACAAAAGAAGTAACAGATATTTGGCGAAGAGTCAAGGCGAGAAGTAAGATAATTAATAATGTCACAGCATTTGATAAGTATGATGTACAAGAGGGTGAGAAACCTGAAGATATTGCTTACAAGATATATGGTGATACAGATTATTTTTGGGTTGTAACACTTGTTAACAACATTGTCAATAGATATTATGACTGGCCATTAGACGAGTATGTATTTCAACAATATGTAAAAGACAAATACACACAACCAGACGCAGTACACCATTATGAGATAACACAATCAAGTGGTAGACAGACAGGAGATGGTCCTGCTGATTATTCACATAAGATAGAGTGTAATGAAACAGACGCAGGCGCAGAGGCAGTTACCAATATACAATACGAAAGAAGAATACAAGACAGTAAGAGGCAAATTAGACTGTTATCAAGACAATACTTACCTGCCTTTGAAAATGAATTTAGCACTTTGATAAGAAGATAATGATATGGCAAATGACTCTAATGTATTAGATAAAGTCGGTAAGTATAACTTAGCTGAACTATCAATAATTTCCTACAGACAAGACAAAGAAGAAAGTAAACCAAAGTTTATTGACATCAAAGGTATCATGTTGACCATGACCATTACCGAGGATATATTCAACAGTAATATATCAGGTGCAGTCACCGTATATGATACACAAGATGTAAGAACTATATTTCCACTTACTGGTCTCGAAAGATTATCAGTCAAGTTTAATACGCCAGGTTATCCTGGTTATAATATGACCGAGAATGGTGGTACACCATTTCAGATATACAAGGTCGATAGTGTAAGAAAAGACCCTACAAATGATATCGGTCAGTTTTATAAAATCTATTTCTGTTCACCTGAAATGTATAACAACCAAATATCTACAGTCAGTAGAGCATACAAAGGTCCTATTGAAAACGGTGTAGAGGACATGGTACGGTCAAAGAAATACCTCAACAGTAAAAAACCATTGTTCATTGAAGAAACAAAAACAAATGCCAAGTATGTGATACCTAGTTTAAAACCATATAAGGCAATTAGTTTTCTATGTTCGCAGGCCATATCAGGTAAATACAACAACTCAGGTTATAGGTTCTTTGAAACAAGTGAGGGATTTCATTTTAGAAGTTTAGAATCCATGTTGGCCTCAGGTGGTGCAATTGCCAAACCGTCTATGTTTAATTACCAATCACAAATAAACATGGTCAAAGACACCAAAAAAGATGAGGTCAAAGACATTGAAAGGCGTATGCAAGGTGTGATTAAGTTTGAGTTTAGTAAACCTGTTGATACATTGACCAATATTATTGATGGATTTTACGCCAACAAATTAATAGTACATGACGCATTTAATAAGACAATTAAAACACATGATTTTAATTACAAAGACAATTTTGAAAAGGGTTACCATACTGAAACAATAGGTAGCGAATCAGACAAACACAAGATGATTACACCTGATACACAATTAAATGACATGGGCAAGAGTTTATTTGAATTTGCAGATAGTAAGAAGATGGTGGTAACCGAAACAAGTAAGGTGCATAATGATTACGAATTTACACCTGCTAGTGATACAATACCACAAATAGTCAGTCAAAAGGCCGGATATAAGAATATGAATCTATCACTATTAGTATATGGTAATACATCTATTAATGCAGGTGATATTATTAACTTCTCCGTACCAGTAATGCAACCAGGAGAGAAATCCGACCCTAATCCATATACTAATGGTAGATATCTAATTATGGCAATTAAACATACAATATCAACAGAGGCACAAAGACATGAAATGACACTAAGGTGCTTCAAGGACAGCGTTGGGACGCCATATCCGTCAGAGGTAGACCCATTAATCGTAGATAAAGACAACTCCGTAAGGGTTGATATATACAACGAGGATAATATAGAGATTTAAGAGATTCCGGCGCCTAAATGGTAGCTGGCCAGATAATGAGAAAAATGAGAAATAAACAACTGAAACAAATAGTGTGTACTACAGGCACAGGTAACGCAGAGGCAGATATGTTAGGCAATATTCTAATATGGGTAGAGAGGTCAAACAGACC